GTCATCAGCCATAGACTCTGTAGAGGCCCTGGAGCAAGGGTGTAGCGACTAGTGGTGTACTTGCCGTTACTCCCCTTCCTGCGTTGAGCGTCGAGGTATCCACGGGCTTGTAGAGCCTTTATAGCCTCTCTAACGTGGCTAAGACTTTTTGTGTTGGTCAATTCACCAAGTCGGGCAATCGAGGTCTCCACGACCCCATCAGGACTAGATATGAGGGCGAGAGCGACGAGGGTACGGACTTGATGGTGGGTTAGGTCAGTCAGCATGGGGGCGACGATATTTGAACTTGCCCTCTTGGTTCACTTGGTCCATTACCATCTTATAGACGATGGCTGTGAGACTCTCTACGAAGTCCTCCAAGACCTCTGAGAGACGTTCTTCTAGCATCTCTGTCTCCGTGTCGATAAGTGAGAGACCATCTGAGATATCCCAAGACTCAATATTCCGCTCTAGCAACGTGAGTACCGCGTCAAATGCTTCTTCTGAATCATCCCAAGCAAATGCTGCTATATCGCCCTTACTAATAGATACGAGAAGTTCGTCTAGTGAACCGCCTTGAGTAACTGCTAATCCTCTTTGAGAGGCTGCAAGTATTACTTGGTCATGAGTTTCGTTTTCTTCCGCGATTGGTAAAACAACTTCTGTAACTGGTTTTTTGTCAAGAAGCATGCGAAGCCCCATAGTTACTTCTACATCGTCAGACGTTCCGATTACAAGCAGTTTCATTAAAACCTCCTGATTGGCTGTATTGTGGTTGGTTTATCAAGCATGGTTGTTACTGCTAACGATACAAATGCAATTGCGGGTGCTACAACCGCTAGGTCGTAATTGTTATACCCGATTAAATACGCAAGACCTGTAGCAAACGCTAAAGATATAAAACCTTTGACTTTACCTAAGTCAATAAAGGCTTCTATTGCGATTAGAAAGTATGAAGTGCCTAGAGAGGCGATGGCTATGTCTATAAGAGTGGTCATGGGCAGAGCCTACTACCACTTAGCCAAAAACTAAATGACTGTTTCTGAGGTTCCTTCTAGACCCTTGTAGGACCTGACTCTGTACGGCATGTTGTACGGAATCCAATCTTTGAGCGTTAAAAAGACACGTGGCATCTTCTTTAGACGACTAGGGTAGTTGTAAGAGTAGGAAGCGTGGGCTGTTCCAGACCAGAAGACACCATAATCGGCTGGCAAAGACCCATCAAAATAATCCGTTGGATAGAACGTTTGTTCGGCTTGAGTGTTATCAATCCAAACGCTTTGTCCTGTAAGAGTGGCTGTAAGGGTAAAGGTTAAGGTTATGTTTCCAAGAACAGAGAGTCCTTCTGGAATAAACAACGATACATAATATCTATCCCAATCCGTTGTAACAGATATTTGTTTGTTTACTACTTCTGTATCTGGGCCATCATCATCTGCTGCCGTAAGAGCCATATTCATAGTTGTGTTAGCAGACGCTTTTAAATAACAAGAGAAGGTGTAGTTATTACCCTCAGTTAGTTTGTACGTAGTTGGTGTTTTATTAAGTATTTTGGAAAGACTAAAGTTGTTTTGACCTGTCAATAACATTGAAAATGAACCAGGAAGTCCTGGAGGAACAACCCCTACACGAGATACTGAAGAGTTAGTCGTCCATCCAGTTGTGTTTGTTTCAAATGATGGATTTGAATTGATGTTTACTTTTTCACTGCTTAAGAATATATCTAAACCACGTGCTTCATCAAAGTTAGTAGCAGTTGCTTGTGGAGCAAACTGAACCATGTCAATGTTATAGGTGTTTTGAGTTGTAAATTTAAATCTAACTGTCGCATAAACTGCAGTAACAGGTGCTGTTAGGTTCATGAAGAACCTTTGATAAACGCCTGTAGTTCCGTTGGTGGTTGCTTCTGTAACTACAGAACTAACTTGAGTACCTAAGTAATCATGCCAAGTTACATCGGCAATAACAGTTCCGTTAGAGGCAGATGCTGCGTAGTAACTGAACCTATATGCGGTTCCACCAACTACTGGAATACCCTTAGTTACAGGGTTATCTTTTCCAAGACTGATGTGAGATACGTCAGATATCGTTCCTGTAACAGTTCCTTCGTTTACGTTTGCTCCTGTGTTTGCGTAAGTAAAAGTAGTTGGAGAAGGAACAGAATCAATGGTGTGAGTGCCATTAAAGTCAGGCACTGAAACGCTTCCTATAGTTACACTATCGTTAGGTATCAATCCATGAGCAGCAGAAGAAGTAATGGTTGCAACGTTATTTGCTCTTGCAATTTTACTAACGGCTCCAGCAGAAGTTATAAACTTTCCAGACCAAACAGTGTTGACTGCGTTTGTTCCTGTAGGTCCTGGTTTCGTACTGTCTGCAGTAAGATTTCCATAAGTATTTGTCCAGCGTCCAATACCTTCAGTGAATGAAGAGTCTTGAACATCAAGCATGAGATTTGGGCTAACAGTTACTACAGGGTCATAGTTAGATACGGCTTCAATGTAGTTCTGAATACCAAGCAAAGTGCCTTTGTTTTGATATAAATAGATGGCTTCACGAATTAACTTCTTTTGATTTCGATATGGGAGACCGCGTTCTGGATACAACCCAATATTGTTTTCTAAAGGGGGCAATAAAGACGGAGGGGTTTTACGTCTTCCAAAATTTGGTTTTACTAATTCTGCATAGGTAAGAATTTGGTCAAAGGTAAAACTAAAAGGCTTTAGAAAATTATAAACAAAACTGTTTACATCAGGGACACCTGTAGGGCTTTGTTCTGCACTGGTATAAACTTTAGGCAATATCTCAAATAACTTTTTTTGACTGCCACGGTCAGAAGGCATTAGTGCAGTTGCATATCCAGCAGGGGTCCACAAATTAGCATTAGTAAATAACCAGATTGTGTAATAAATAAATTGGCCTTGTGCAACTGGTAAATCATTTATTGTATAACTGTCTAAAAAGTTGTCTTCGCCATCGGTAAAACTATTGCGATTTACTAATCCATTTAAAGAACTAGTAGACGACTGCTCCCAAAGAATAACTCCGTCTTGTTCTGTTTCTGCAAAGTTGTCGTTGTTTCTAACCAAACGGATTTTGGTAAAGTTACCTGAAGGTGCGTTCCAACTTACGTATATTTTTCCATAGTCAACGGCAGAAGCCTCCATTGGCTCTGCGTTATAAACAAGGCGAGGAGGATTACCATAAACAGCACCGCGATATACCGCACCTAAATACTTTGCCACTTATTCACCTCGCTTAACTAATGACTGTTAAGAAGTCAATTGAAATGCGTAATACGAAATCTTTAGTGGGAACCCTGTGCCTGAGTTACTGTTTGCGACAGCAACGTTCATATCTACTTCATAACTAAAAGATGTTGTGCTTGTGCTTTTAATAGATACAAACCCATTAACACCTGTTGTTGGGTAAATAACAGTGGCTATTACGATAGGGATTTGAGTAAAACGACCAGCATCAAAGTTCTTAGTTCCAATAATCAGTAGGTCACCTTGTGCAGATGTAGTTAAATTTACAGTCCCAATCTCCATTGCAAGCGGGATTTGAGCAGGACGAATAATTGGCGCATTAAAAGTATTTGTTCCAGCAAAGGTATTGTCATTTACTATACGGGCATATTGAGACAGGTCAGGATAAGCAACTGAGATAGATTCCCAGTCGGTTCCGTTCCATACTCGTGCTTCTCTATAAACTGTTGTTGGCATTTTTATCCTCTAGGAAGTCTAATGATTTTTTTGCCATCCCATTTATCACCAGTTAGTGGGATATCTCCCATGTCAGGTGTATGTTCAACAATTGTTGGTTCGCTTGTTAATACTGCATTAAACCGTTCGTCAGTTCGTAATACAAAGACTATTTCTCCGTCAATTACGAAAAAAACAACGTTATTTGTTACGTATTCATCAGCCATTTGATTCTCCTTCGTTAGTTCCAACTGTAACAGCCTCCCACTTACCTACGGGACATGAAGCGTGAGGTAATTTGCATTTTTCTTTCATAAAACACCCACATTGTTTACAGGTAGTAGTCAACTTGATTAAGTGCTCACAGTTAAGGCATAGGTCAAGGCGTTTGTTATACGTCTCATCATCAACACGACCAATTTTTGGATTGATAAGGTCCCAAGGACGTACTGAGTCTCCTGGTTGTTTCTCTTTCCAAATGTCCCAAGGTCTTTTCTTTGGTTGGCTTGTCATGCTTCGTACACCTTTACCTCTACTGAGCCGATATTGCGACCATCTTCATAGTTGCTTGGAGCACCAAGTATGCCATAAGCAGTTGCTGCAGAGGTGCTGGCTACAGTTACATTTGTCCCAACTTGTTGTGTGTAAGCGGTGTCTTTAAAGGCTCTAATAGTTATTGAGTTGGCTGTTTTTGTTGCGGTCAAGGCGTTCCAACGTTCAGTAACCTGGGTATCAGAGATAACAGAAAGGTTACCTCCTTGTTTTCTAACTACTCGAATGTAAAAGAGGTCGTTGTAAGCGGTTTCTAACCTATCCACTTCGCAAACAAATCGAGTTCCAGACTGGCAGCAACTATAGTAAGGAACCTGTTGATATCCAGTAGAGCAGGTAGAAGGGGTTGTTGTACATACTTCTTGGACTGCAGTTCCTGTACATACAGTTTGACATACTCCTGGAATAGTGATTGGACATTCGCACACACAAATTGTGCTTCCTGCTGAGGTAGTACATTCGCCTGGAATTGTGCGAGTACAAGTGTCTCTATCGCAGCAAACAGTTGTGTATGTAGTAACACAATTTTGTCTTGGAAAACAACGTGTTATACCGTCTTCTCTTACACATTGAGTATCTGTAGTACATGAAACAGTAGGGGTAGAGCATCGTCTAATACAGCAGTTATAGGACTCTGTTCTATCAGGTGCACAAGTGGTTACTCCTGGAACGTAATAACAGTTAGTACAAAACGGTGCTGAATTACAACCAACCGTGGACTCACTACACACTTGACTACATCCAGTTTGAACGGTCTGGTTTACGCATGTTGTTGTTCCTGGTGTTTCAGTTCCAAAACAAACTGTGTTGTAACCTGCTGGTTCCGTACAGTTTGCAATGCAGTAACTTTCATTACGACCAGAAACGCAAACAGAGTATTGATAAGAGGTTCGATTGTAATAGGGATACACAGCCCACCAGTTGTTAGTGTCTGTGTAGTTAAATACAAATCCCATACCTGGAGATAATTCGTTTGCTTTTGCAATAAAATCATAAAACCCAAGGTCTATTACTGCTAATGGGTAGTCTGTTTTTGCACCTGTGGTATTAGCAAATCCGTTGTTAATTCGCCATTGACTAGAAATTATGCTCCAGGCTTGTCCTGTTTCAGCAGTTCCTAAACTGCTTGTAGTATCGGCTCTTGAGAAGGTGTCTTTTAAATCGGCAGCCCAAAACTGTCGCCATTGCCCATCAACTTTTACATAACCAAATGCGGCTTTTTTCCAACCACCATTAACCTTTGAAAAAAGGCCAGTCCCTGCTTTAAAGTTATTACTTACCTTAGAACCAATAGCCATTTAGGTTCCTTAAGCGAGGTACTTAATCCAGATATCTCCGTTATTACCACCCGTTGGGTCTGATGTAGACACCGTGATGTTACGAAGACGAGATGACAATGCTTGGTCGCCTGTAAGTGTTCCTCCTGTAATTTGGATGGTTGTATCTGCTGAAAGAACTGCTGGAATTGAATCTGAGTCAATCCATACAGTTCCTTGAGGAAGTGCTAAAGCCGCACCATCTGGCTGAGAGTCAGACCAAATGATTGGTTTAATCTCTTGGTTATTTACGTAAATTCGTCCCTGGTTATCAACTTTAGACATAGTTGTTCCACCAGAGTTTTTGAACTGAACAAGGTCAGCACTTTGGCTTGTAAAACCTTGCACTACTAAAGGAACGCTTGCTGCGTTTGCTGGTTGAAGGGTTCCGCCTGTGTACTTGAAGTACTGGTTGTGAACATCTCCCTTGATACCTTTTTCAATATTGGCAATACGAGCAGATAAGGTTGAAAATGTAGTAGTAGTGTCATCAAAAGAACCAACATATCCACCAGAAACGTTAGGGCTAACACCTACTACTGCTTGTGTAGAAGTTACTTCATCTTGCAGAGAGTTAATGTGTTCGGCAAGAATAATATCGGTGAAGTCCGTCTTATTGACGAACGACTTCACGCCTGAGGGATAAACAGCGGGCATTTGGGTCTCCTAACTTGGTTCTATTGTCTCTGGTAAATAGGGGTTTTAGGGGCTTAACAGGGTAGTAATGATTATGGATGGCTATGGCTAATACTTGCTTTTTGAGTTATTTGAGATTCTAAAGCAACAATGCGTGTTTGGTGGTCTTTTAAAGCAGCAGCCATGGCTAGTAAGGTAGCAATAAGGTCAATTTCTGTAGTTCCATTTACAGTACTTTCTGTTTTAAAATATGGAGTTAATCCTGTTAAAGAAACAGAGTCTGACAAAACTTTTACGTTTACACGTTTTCCTTTTTTGGGTTTTCCAAAGACACCTGCCCATACTGGATAAGCGGGGTCTCCACCCTCAAAAACAATCCAGACACCTTCACCAACGTCAGGAACTTGAGTTTTAAGACTTGACGTTTCTAAAGGCCATGCCCAATTGGTAGTAATGCCATCACTGAGCATAGGTATTTGAACTTTAATTCTTCTATGTCCTTCTGGGTCTTTGTTATTTACAACAATGCCTCTATAAGTTCCGTAGAACTTTATAGAGTCGCTTATATTTAACGGCATTAAATAGCCTCAAGTAAGATATCTGGTTCAGCAAATGTAAGGACTTCATTGTTTAAGGCTTGAATTTGAGAAAGGCTTGGAGTTCCACCGCTTTTGTATAAGAACTGAATTTTTGCACGTGTAATACCAGGGATATTTTGAATAACAAACTCAACATCTTGAGCAGTAATTAACTCTCCAAATTCAACATAGTTATAACTAAAGTTGTTTACTATTGCGGACCTTAAATTATTTTCAGCAACTGCTTGTGTATAAACAGAGTCGCGTGTGTATTGAATGTTCATAGTTACTGGAACATAGGTAGGCTGTGTATAAGTAACGGTTACCCCAGCAAGAGTTCTATCAGCCAAAAACGACGTAACGCTGTCTCTCATGCTTGTCCATTCAGATGTAGGAGTACCAGAAGATAAGCCTGGTGTTGCATCTCCGTCGTTGTCATCACGCTCTGGTGCAATGTAAAGAGTTACTGAGGTGTAGCCACTAGAAACAGCCTTTGCTTTACCGCAGTTATCTACAGATAAAGCCAGGTTTTCATAATCGTCTAGGGTTATTGCACGTCCTAATGTTCTTAAGAACTTCGGAGCATTTCTACGTATTGAATCATCAGACTCTGGGTCTGAACCACCAGTTCCCACAGAAGTATTAGCAACGTCAATAACTCCAGCAATTGCCGTTATTTGAGATTCTGATAATCCTGGGATATAGGCTAAGGTATCAATAGTGTTTTGAGAAACATTGCCGAGTAGCCCTCCACCTGCAGTATAGACCGCTTTAACTGTTGCATGAATAGTTGGGATGGCTCCTGAAACACCGTCTCCAAATAAAACAAATATTTTATTATCTTTATCAAAACGCGTTGTAAAAACAGCGTCGTTAGGACCGAAGTCAATTAGGTGTTGAACTTTTGTCCATTTTTTAAAGGTGTTTCCGCTTTCTACGTAAACCTCAATACTGTCAGAAACAACTGGGTCATCATCTAAGTTAAAGGTTTGGTCAGCCGTTCCATCAGAGTCGCCAAGGTCTACTCCGTAGATGCTTCCTGCTTCAACAGTGTTGTAAGCACCCTCTTCACTAAGAATTAAGACCTCTCCCCGTGTACTGCCTACTGCTGCTGGAACAGTGGCATTTGCAAGGGTTGAAAATGTAACGGTTTGAACAGAAGTTTCTCCAATTACTTCTCCAGTAACACGAGTACCAGCAGGAAGGACTATCTGAGTTCCTGAGTTGTTATAGAAAGTAATAAAGCATGTTGCGTTTTTATAACCAGTTGGGGTGTAACCGTAAGTCTCTGCTAAAGCCAAAATAGTATCGCGTTGAGTTGCGGTTGCAATAAACTGCTCGTTAGCAACACGGTCAATGTAATAACTAGCAATGTCTCCCATGTAAGCAAAGGCTTCAATTAACGCTAGACCAAAGTCAGATTGGTCATTACCCGACCACTCAGGGATGTTCTTTTTAACGCGAGCAATTAACTCTTCACGAATCGCGAAAAAGTCTCGGTTTGTGTAATCAACCGTTACTGGTGTGTCTTCAGCCATTATAAGTTCTCCTGTGCTGGTGGGTTTTTTCCACCAATAGCGGTAAGTGCTACGGCAGTTTTTTGAACTTCCTTATTAGG